GAACTTGTTAAAAATAACCTCAGCGCCACTCCATCCCATCGGGACGAGGCGGCGAATCCGGTTAATGGCCGGGTGCGAGAACTGCTCAACCGCGCAATTATGGGTGAGCAAGAGGCGATTGACGAGTTGGCACAGGCCATTGAGCGACCATCCGCATCAGCGGACGTTGCGAGGCTAGTGGACGAGCGCGTTGATGGTCGGTTGACGTTTCGTGAAGCTGTTAATTGGTTCGACAAGGAATACCAGGGCGAATTATCAGATCCCCGCCTGAAGGAATACATGGTCTGGAAGGACTCGCAACTCGCGCAGTCTAACCCGGACATGGACTTCAAGGAGCGGCTCCGCACTGTAGGTGAGGAAGCCCGGGCACTGAGAGGCCGCACTGTTGCGCCTGCCGCTGATCCCCAGCGTCGAGCCGATAAAGAGCAACGCAAAGCGTCGGTCCGTGCGATTCCGGTGGCCGGTGGTCGGCAACAGGATGAGTCGGACGAGGACGAGAATGAAACCTACGAATCGTCCATCGCAAAGATGGCATCCGCTAGGGGTCAGGCTCGGCCAACTGTGCATCGACGTTAAATCCCTCGCCATGTCGGCGAGGCCAACATTAGGAGTCTCGCCACATGGCAGGTCAAGTTTGGGCTGTTAACAGCCTCGGCGGCTATCTCTACAGCCGTCAGCTTTCTAACGTACTGCGCGCTAACGTGCAGCCACTCGTCAAGTTCCGTCAGTTCGCTGACGTTCATGACATTTCACAGCAGGGCAAGAAGAAGGGTGACACCTTCACGTGGGACGTTTTCTCTGACGTCGCGGCGGCTGGTGCCGTCCTCGTCGAAACGAACACGATGCCTGAGACCAACTTCACCATCGTTCAGGGCACCCTGACGGTGACGGAAGCCGGTAACAGCGTTCCTTACTCGGGCAAGCTCGACAACTTGTCGAAGTTCCCGGTCGAGGACGTCATCAAGAAGGTACTCAAGAACGATTGCGTCAAGTACCTTGACCGCGCTGCGTGGACCCAGTTCAACCAGACGTTGCTGCGCGCCATCCCGACGGGCGGCACCTCGACGTCGGCTGTCACGTTGTTCACCAACGGTACGGTCACGGGCACGAACTCGATTGCTTTCAACAACGCGCACGCCAAGGCGATTGTGGACGCAATGAAGGAACGCAATATCCCGGCGTACATCGCGGACGACTACTACGCGATTGCATGGCCGACGACGCTGCGTACCCTCAAGAACAACCTTGAGACGATCCACCAGTACAGCGACACGGGCTTCAACCTCATCATGAACGGTGAGATTGGGCGCTACGAAAATACCCGTTTCATTGAGCAGACCAACATTGCCAAGGGCACCGGTACTGACGGCACGACCACGACATCGTGGACGAACGGCCAGTCCGACTGGATTTTCTTCTTTGGTAACGACACGGTGGCCGAAGCCATCGCTGTGCCAGAAGAAATGCGCGGCAAGATCCCAACGGATTACGGTCGCTCAAAGGGTATCGCCTGGTACTACCTCGGCGGTTTCGGCATTGTTCACACTTCAGCGATCAATACCCGCATCGTGAAGTGGGACAGTCAGGCCTAAGGAGTTATAGAAAATGTCATTGCAAAATACGACTAAGAACATGGGTTACGACAACCCAGCTTATATGTCTCGTGGTACGTGGAACACCAGCATCGCGGCGGGTTCGGGTGCAACGTCGACAATTTTTGTCCCTCACTCCAACCTTTTGTTGCTGGGTCTGACGATGACGCCAGCGTCGGCTGGCACTTCAACGTACACTGCTACTCAGTATTACGGCGGTTTCGCCGGAACATTGACGTCTGCAACGGTACACGTTTCGTCAACGCAGGTTTCGTTGATTCGCGTTACCAATACGTCGACGTTCGGTCAGGCGCCAGCAGTTTCGACGTCAACGATTGGGCCGTTCTACGTGGATTATTTGAACACGACAAACGGTACGGCGACCGGCGCTGTTGGTTCGTTTACTCAAGTCGCGCTGAACACCTCAACGGGTTCTGCTGGTTTGAACGGAATCACGGTGAACGCAGGAGATCGTCTTTTCTTGGTCAACGGTACGGATACCACGGCGGTAACCTACGCAACCATTGACTACCAGATCCTTCCACTCTCTAACGTCGTGGCGTAAGGAGTAACGTATGCCTAAGATCACACAACCCGGTCGGAAGATGTACGAAACCCCGCAGATCACGGCTGACCAGCTGGCGACCGAGATGTTCGGAGGCATGGCCCCAAGCCATGCCGACATCATCAAGTCGGTCAACGCTCGGGCGCAGAAGCGTCACGAGATGAAGGGCCAGCACGTTGCGGACGTCGAAGTGCTGCCAGACAGCGCCGAGATGGCCCACAACGAGCTAGTGGGCGTCCGTAATTCAGGCTACCTCGTCAAGAAGGGCTTGGAATACGGCGTTAACGCGTTCTACAACTCGCTGCCGCCTGGCATGGACATTGAAGATCAGGAAAACAGCGACATCCGCAAGATGGAGCTGTACGCCTACGAGGGTGGCATTGGCTACCCGGGTGACGGTTGGGTTTATCGTGCCGCTGGTTCGATGATGCCTAAGACGAAGGACATGGGCCGTCCAGCCATGACCAATGCAGTCAGCGGTAAGAAAATCTAAGTAGGGGCCAGTCATGCCGAAAGTAGTGCAAGAGAAGTTTCAGGTTAATTACCCTGATAAACAGTCAAGTGCTGAAAACGAGCATGGCTGGCTTACCGATGTGGAAGCTCGAGCCAAGAAGGGAACCCCCGGGCGCGAAGGCGTCCCGGGCGGGGACCCTATGTCCAAGTTCATGAACAATGCGGCGTTCTTTAACGGCTTGCCGCCAGGAATGGACATTGAAGATCAGGAGCTGACGGATCAACGCATGATGGGCATCAACATCGCGGGCAATATGCCGTCGAAGTATGCCGAAGGCGATTTGACCAACAACGAGCTGACGGCGCACTCATTGCGCGTCGGGTTTGACAAGAAAAAGCTTTTACAGACGGATGACGAATACACAAGAGAACACAACGACGCGTTTTACGATGACGTCGGTGGGTTCGTAGAACGTAATAACTATCTGGATCGGATGTAATCATGGCCGGTTCCACCTTATTTCCAACCCCGCCGAGCAACGCATCCGCACCGCTCGGCATCTGCCACATTGACCCCACGAGCGGCACGATCTACTCGCCGGGGTGCGCCAATTACACGGTAGTCAATACCGCTGGCACCACCACCATCGACAGCACGGGCGGTGGCATCCTGTATGGTTTCAACGCCATCAGTACTGGCACAACTTGGACGATCACGGCCTATGACGTTTATGTCACGGGCACTACGACGAACACCAACCAGATGATCGCCACCCAGACGGCTGCGACAACGGGCTTCCAAGGGAACCCGGGATCCGGTGGCACGGGCGTCCGTTACAATGGTAATCTGGTGGTGGTCACGACCGGCACGCCCGGTTTTTGGAATGTGTTGTGGGACTAATAGGGAGCGATGATAATGCAGGACGAATACACGGCTGACGGTACGCTTTTGTTCAATCCATCGAAGCCACACGGAACCATTTACGGAGCTGGCCCGGAGGAAGGCAAATGGGTGCAAAATGGTCTGGCGTACAATGGCGACCGCAAGCCGGTCGGATACGTTGAACCAGCACCAGCGGACCAGAAAACGCTAAAATTGAAGGCGTAAACCACCGGGTGAAGCCGGTACATTGGGACCGGCCTAGCGCCGGTCTTTTCAATTAGGGAGTGGGGAAACATGGTGTGGAAAGCAGACGATCCGCAGGGGAACGAATCGGGCAAGGTCCGATGGGAATTGGTCAAGTGGACGCGTGGCCGTGGCCTCGATGTAGGTTGCGGTCCTAACAAAGCGTTCCCGCACATGATCGGCGTGGACAACGGCGCCGACATTCAGTTATTCGGCCACCAGTTCAAGCCCGACGTCTGGATTGACGATGCGGCTGACTTACGCCTATTCGGCACCGAGTCGATGGACTACGTGTTCTCGTCGCACGTCCTTGAGCACATCCCGTTTGACAACGTGGTGAAGTGCCTCAAGGAATGGCTGCGCGTCATCAAAGTCAACGGCTACCTTGTCATGTACCTGCCTGACGAGACGCTGTACCCGAAGGTCGGTGAGCCTGGGGCCAACCCGGACCACAAGTGGAACGTCAGCTACCAACTCATGATTGAGCTGATGGAGAAGGCCGGCCATTGGGATCTAGTGGACTGGCAGCTCCGGGATGGCGGCACCGAATACTCGCTGTTCTTTGTGTTCCAGAAAAAGGCCAAGGGGCACACGTTCTCATGCACCAAACCGGAGCCGACCAAGACGGCGGCGGTCGTGCGGTATGGCGCTTATGGCGACATCGTGCAAGCGTCGTCGGTGTTCAAGGGCCTCAAGGATCAGGGCTACCACGTGACGGTTTACTGCTCACCGCCCGGGTCAGACGTCATCCTGCATGATCCGAATATAGACGCGTTTTACTATCAAGACAGGGATCAGGTTCCAAACCATGCGCTAGGGCACTTCTGGGACTACCACAAGGCCAAGTATGACAAGTGGGTCAATCTGTCCGAGTCGGCAGAAGGAACGCTCCTAGCGCTTCCTGGGCGGTTCCTGCATGGCACCCCACCGAAGTTGCGCCACAAACTCGCTAATTTCAACTATCTGGAACTGCAACACGACGCGGCAGGCATCCCGCACAAGCCTCAAGTGCATTTTTATGCAACACCTGATGAAGTGTCATGGGCGCGTAGTTTGCGGAAAAAGATGGGAAATTGCGTAATTGTTTGGTCACTGGCCGGGTCATCCGTGCATAAAACGTGGCCGTTTGTGGATAACATGATCGCGTCATTTTTGCTTGAATTCCCCGACTTGCATTTTGTATTGGTGGGTGGACCGCCTGCGGTACTGCTCGAGCAGGGGTGGTTCAAAGTCGGTGAGGACGGCCAGCCGTTGCGTGACGAGGCCAAGCGCAAGATACAGGTGGACCCACGGGTGCACCCGATGTCTGGTGACTGGACGATCCGCGAGACAATGGCGTTTTCGCAAGTGGCCGACATTGTGATCGGTCCCGAGACCGGCGTACTCAATGCGGTGTCGCACGAGCCGAACGCCAAGGTGGTGTTCCTAAGTCACAGTAGTAATGAAAATCTGACGCGAGATTGGGACAACACGCACGTCTTGTGGGCAGAAAACACGGTTTGCAAAGGTCGTGGCAACAATGAAGCGCCAGCCTGCCATCAGTTGCATTACGGTTGGGATCATTGCACTCAGACAAAGAACGAAAAGGGAGAATGGTCCGGTTTGGCTCAATGTCAAATGGACATCAAACCAGAGCACGCTCATCGCGTTATCTGGCACGTAATCACCGAAGCCCTTGAAGCAGATAAGGCGGCATAAATGGCGACCTCTGGCACGTATACGTTCACAGTCACCCGGGATGACATCATCCGCGAGGCGATGCTCAATATCGGAAAACTGGACGTATACGGCCAGATTGACCCGAGCGAGACCTTAGATTGCGCCCGTAAGCTCAACATGATGGTCAAGACTTGGATGGGCCGCTTGGACTACGCTCCGGGCCTCAAAATGTGGACCCGGCAACGTGGCGATTTGTTCTTGTCATCGAGCGATTACAGTTACAACCTTGGCCCCACGGGTGACAACTGGGCCGGCGGTTGCGCAAAAGTCACGAACGGCAATTACGGTTCGGCCACGCTGACCACGGGCGCGAACGGGGCCGCAGTCACCCTCTTTGTTGGCGCTCTCACTTCTAATTTCACCGTTAACGATTACGTTGTAGTCGAATTGGACTCGGGCGACATTTTCAGTACCACATGCGCGGCGGTCAATACGGGTGCAGGATCCGTCACGATCAATGCCGGTCTGCCATCGTCCGCATCGGCTGGGAACTACGTCTACAACTACACAACGAAAGCCCAGCGGCCCCTTGAGATCGTCACGGCCATCTTGCGGGACAGCAACCAGAACGACACGCCACTCGATTACATGACGTTGCAGACCTACGAGGCGCTGCCCACCAAGACGAGCAGCTCATACGTATCGGATCCCACCGCCATCTATTACGAGCCGCAGATTGGCAACAACGAGCCGTCGGGCGCGAATGGCGTGCTATACATCGATTGCGGCGGTGCTCAGGACGTTACAAAGCAGATCCATATTGTTTACCTGCGACCCGTGCAGGACTTCAACAACCCGCTAGACAACCCTGAGTACCCTCAAGAATGGTACGCAGCCCTGTGCTGGGGACTGTCTAAGCAAATTGCGCCCATGTTCAACGCCCCTTGGGGGCCGGTCATGGAACAGAACTATCAGGAAGCCATCACGTTTGCCCGACACGGCAACACCGAGACTTCCGAAGTGTATTTCATGTGCAATGCGGGTAATCCGTAATGAAGGTCGTACCGCTATTCGGTAATGGCATCCAAGCGCGCTCCCTGCCGGTCACGGCACAGCGTCGCCTGAACTGCTATTTCGAGCAGCGCCCGGACGGCGACAAAGCGCCTATTGTGGTCTATGGCACGCCCGGATTGGTAAACCTCGGCACAATGCCAGGAGTCATCCGGCGTATGCTTGGCACTCAGTCTCTGCTATATGTGGTGGCGGGTTCCACGCTTTATAGTGTAAGTACATCGTACGTACAAACGGCACTCGGATCGCTGAACACGAATACCGGCACGGTTTCGATGGCGAACAACCCGTCACAAATCATCATTGTGGACGGCGTTAATGGATACCTGCACACGCCTGCGACTGGCGCGCTCAAAACGATTACATCGTCCGGGTTTCCCAACGGCGCCAATACCGTGACGTTCGTTTCAGGCTATTTCGTTTGCGAACAACCTGGCAGCCAATACTTTTGGGTGTCCAACCTGTACGACGGTTCTACGTGGAACGCGCTTGCGTTTGCATCAGCAGCGCAGTACAGCGACAACATCAAGGCCGTGGACAACCTGATCGGCAACTTGGTTTTGTTCAGC